TCTTTTGCCATCCTGTTTCGCCTTCTTCAGGCGGTACGATATACCCAACGATTTCATCGACAGAGCGCTCATTGTAACGACAAGGTCCGCCGACTTCTAAATAGTCCCAGTTACCATCGATATTCTGCTCAATCGTCTTGATGGTATATCCGTCTGAGTCCTCATAGACGAGCCCTGTATGCCCGTAGTTGACACCGTCGCCAGCGATATAGGATTTCACGAAGAACCAGCCAGCTTTTGGATATTCAGCGTCATACACGACTTTCAAGCCTTGTGAACGTGCTGATTCAAGCAAGTCGTAAGCATTGCCCCAAAGGGTCACACCGTACCAATGACGTAGCCCGTAACAAGGCACGTCGGCACACTGGAAACCATAAGCTCCATCGTTATCTACTCCATCGCCAGCGTTAGCTTTATCGATGAAGAATTGAATCATTTCCTGTTTTTTAGACATACCTACTCCTCACTTGGTTTCTTGTATTCTAGCGCTCGTGTGCTGTCTGTAATTCCGCTAGTCGTCGGGTCATTGACCAAACCGATAGCAGTCAAGAACACGAATACTGCATTGACAAGCAAAATCAGCTTGTTGCCGATATCACCTAAATCAAGATGATATCCAAAGACTGCTGCACTTGCTTGCAAGACAAGCAAGAAGGCTGGGATTGCAGTCAGCCAGAAAAATTTGTTTTCTAATCGTAGTTTCCAGTTAATCATATGTTTTCCTTTCTATTGTTCATACACATCATAGATTGTGTTCGGGTCTTTTGTGCTAATTGCATTATACTGTGCCTTTGACCCATACCAATACTTCAATTCTTGGCCATTATTTTGGTTCAAGATGTTCTTTCCAGGGTCGCCTTTCAAACTGTTTCGTTGTACCTGAGTCAACGTGTCAAATGTAGGACGACTCTCAAGAGCTGAAATTCTTTGCTTTAATTCAAAGTCGTTATAAGAAATTGTGAACGTTCTCTTACCAATTTTTTGAACATTAATATTAGTGCCGTTGATAGCTGTTACTTTCCAAAACTCATAGTCTGCAACGCTCCCATTTGTCCAAAAATCTTCAACAGTATCCCCTACCTTAAGCCCCTCAGGGTTCATGAGATCGCTTGTTCTTATTGTTGCGATAGAGCCAATATTCGGACCATAAATATCCCCTTTTGCTATTCGATATGCAGGCATGTTTGGCACGGGCAATTCAACACTACCGCCATTTGTCAGACTGAGACGATTCCCTTTCAAACTTAAAGTCTGATTGTCATTGTCTCGTTTATTCTCTAGGACCCCCAAACGACGCTTGATATCTGTATCATTGTACAGTTCAGACTTCCTAGCATATCCAGACAAGTCCTGATGGCTTGTAAGGTAGTTCTTACTAGCTAGTTCACTTTTAGTAACGAACCCCGAGACGTCGATATTAGGCTTGTTCTCAAGCGCTGAAATCCTCTGCTTAACCAACGTGTCGTCATAAACCGTATCTTTATCTTGCTTTCTTTCAAGTTGGGAAATACGGTTTCTGAGTTCGCTATCGTTGTAGACCGTATCTTTATCCTGCTTGTTTTCAAGCGAGCTAAGCCGTCTCTTAACCTCGCTATCGTTGTACAATTCCGATTTCTTAGCGTACTCTGCAAGCGATTGATGTTCTGTTAGATAGTTTCGACCTGCTAATTCGCTGTGTGTGATAACGTCACGTTTTAGCACATCAAAATCTACTTTATCTACTTTCCTACCAACTTCTTCTTTGGTCGCTAAATGAGAAATATTCTGATGTTCCGTTAGATAATGCTTGCCGTCTAATTCTTCATGCGTGACAATCTGAGAATAGTCAATCTCAGTCGCTTCCTGCATTTCCTGCTTCGTCGCAAAACGTGATCTGATATCCTTGATATCCTTACCAATTTCTGTTGCTAGACTTTCAAGGTTATTCATAGGCTTCACGCTTTCGCTTGATTGTAAGTTTCTACCAAGTCAAGATTAGCAATTTGGTCTACACGTCCGCTGACTTCTGTTACTTTTCCCAAAAGTGCACCGTTTTCATCTTGTCCCATGTTCGTAATTTTTTCTGCAATTTCTTTCAATGTATCAAGATTCTCAGGTACTGACTCACCCAAGATTTCAGCTTTTACCTCTGATTTAGCTTGAGTGACTGCTTGTGAAATAGCTTGCGTCATTGCTGAAGATTCTACTTTAGTGCTAACGTTTTGTTTTACTTCCTTGATATCTGCTCCGACTGCTTGTGCGAATGCTGTTAATTTTGTTGTGTCCATTGTTTTACACCTTTCCTAGATTGTAATAAAAAAGCAAGTCAGGGATTTCCTGACATGCTCCACCTGTGCTAAGTTGTTTTTTTACTTCTTTTTCGATGTCTAGTTCCTTCAAAGTGTAGACATCTTCCGTAACCAATTCTTTATCTGAGTCTTCAATTTCAATATAAGTATCTCTATCACTCGGGAAGATATATCCCCCAACCGAGATTTCCACTCGATATTTTCCGCTTGGCAGAATACTATCTAAATTAAAATTGACAGAATGGCTAGTGACGGGAGCAGTTGTCTTCCACCTACGTTGTCCCTTTGTTAGAGTAACAACCGCATCTTGACCCTCAAACAAGGTCATAACACGGTAATTCTCATCTAACAATTCAAACCCAAAAGTAGAAGACAAATCCCCTTGTTTAATAAGGTCGCCACCATCAATTCGAGCCAAATTGGTTGTATTAACTCTGTGGTTGTTACAACCCATTCTGAACCTCTTTCTATCTAATCATCAATTAAGATATCTGTCGTAATATCCAATTTCTCAAAATCGCAGTATAAACGATCTATGTATCCATTACCTCCTAGAGTTTTATAGCTTTTGTGCATGCTTTCCACTAGTGAGAATTCATCTCTAGAGGTATATCCTCTGTTGATAGCCCGTCGCATATCACGGTCAAGGCGCAACTTCATGGTATTTAGATGCGCCTCATCGTGAATTTTTAATTTTTCTTGCACTTCGTCGATTTTGGAATTGCTATCTTTAGCGGTAGTCTGGACATCTTTAATCTGTTTCTTAACATCGGTTAGTTCCGAAACGATTTTCTCCGTCTCTTCTTTGGCTTTTTTCGGCAATTTGTAGCTGAGCCAAGCGATGATAATTGGTGAAGCCGATGGTAGCACGTTCATGAAGAAATGTTCTATCTGTTGTAAGACGTCCATAAACACCTCTCTAGTTCGCCAAATGGCTCAAGTCAAGGCGTTCCAATTCTTTGCGTACGCGGTCTTTGAAGCGCTTATTGACAAATGAAAAGTCAATCGCCCCACGTTTAAGCAGGTTGATATACATGTCAATTTTAGCTTGGTCTAATGTAATTTTACTCATTGTTGCTACCTCCATTGTTTTCACTAGTGCTCGCTTCGCTTGTCGATGTAGGAATTTCATGTTCTGTCTCGCTTTCTGTTGGTTGTTCTACTGCTGGTGCAGGTTGTGTAGGTGCTTCTGCTACTGGTTGTTCAGTAGTTGGTTGCGCTGGAGCTGGTTCAGATACGACCACGTTGGGAACTCCATTTGTGGCTACTTCTGTAGCTGGTTGGGGTTCTGGTTGAACTGGTTGAGTTACTGGAGCAGGTTCTGCAGGTTGTGTCTCAGCAACGCGAGGTGCTTCCTCATGTCCTTCTGCTTCACCCTCATGCTCGTGTTCAATGCCATTGTGTTTCTCAAGCACTTCCAAGCGTGCGAAGATTTCCTCGATATCGTCAGTATTATGCAAGCTGACCTTCTGCATGCCTTCCATGAGCTGATTTGCTTGTTCAAGTGCTGCAGTCGTTTTAGCCAATTGTTCTTGGTTCTTAACGATAGCACTTGTAGGATCTAATTCAGCACGTAGAATCTCTTTGACTGCTTCAATGAGTGTTTCATCCGTATCACCCAAGCGGTCACCCTCTAACTCACGAGTGAAAAAAGTAAACGGCTTGTCACATTGAATAGAGACTTCCGTCTTGCCAACTCTAAAAAATTTATTTACTAATACAAATTCCATGTTAAATTACCTCTTTTTCTCTTTAGAATAAAATTGAAAACCACGATAGTTACGACTAGACAAAAATTGATCTTTATCTGTTGAATTGTAAAACTCTAAAGTAATTTTGTAGTAAGACCTGTTGTTCCAGCTATTAGTATAGATTTCTGCTGTTGCTGACTTGACTAATATTGTTCGACCTGCAATGATTAACTTACCATTGCCCCAACGACCTGTATTATAACCATATCCAGTCCGTTCCTTTTCCAAAGAAACTGTTAATCCGCTGCCACCACTGATTGAAACTTCTTCAGACATGTCTATTTGTTTTACAAACACCCACTTCTCCCACACCAATCTCGAACCAACATATCGTTCTACAATCTCATGCCCTCCGACATAGATTCCTTCTCTTGTAGCCATAATATCACCTACTCATACACATCATAGATTGTGTTCGGGTCTTTGGTGCTAATTGCATTATACTGTGCCTTTGACCCATACCAATACTTCATTTGCTGATTTCCGTTTTGGTTAATCAGCTTATTAGCGACTACTTCGGATGGTGTGCTTGGAATCCCAAGAGCTGACCTGTTTACTCGTAAAACACCCGAGCTATCGACTGTAATCGTTGAGTTATCAGGTCTGACAACTCCATTTGAACCAGCTGTTGCGGTTGTGGGAGTTAGACTCACTCCGTTTTTAAAAGTCTGCACAGACACTTTTTTCAACCCACGCCCATCATGAATCATGATGTTGTCCGAATTGTTGACCTGATATGTTTGTGGTAAATCAGTTACTTTCCGTGTCTGTGTACTAATTACTGCCATATTATACCTCCATTCTATATTTCCAATCTGCGACAATCACATGACCGTTTTCATCAGCAAGCAAGGTATGTTCTGTACCGTCTTCCGTACGAATCGGAGCAGTGAAATCATTCTGCAAGAACATGTACTCGATAGCGTTTAATCTATCTTCGTGCTCCTGAAATTCACGCTTCAAATCCTCTACAGACTCATAGCTTGCTTGTCTAACGTTATCTACGTTACCCAGTCCCACTTGGTACTTCGTAACGCTATGTGGATTGTTGCGATTATTAGCGTGAGCGTTGAACTCCTGCTTACTAGCCTGTTCCACATTCGTAACATTCCCCAAACCTACCTGTGTCTTTGTGACACCGTGAGGATTGTTGCGATTGTTCGAATGGGCTTGAAAATCAACTTTACTTGCTTGTTCAATATTCGTAACATTCCCTAGGCCGACTTGCTCTTTCGTCACACTGTGAGGATTATTCCTGTTGTTGATGTGACCAGTTAAGTCTGATTGATTCGCTTTATTTGTTGTTTGATTACCGATAATCGCTTCAAGGCCATCGATGTCTGCAACTTTGTGACGATGGGTTGCGTCAGCTTTATTCTCCCAACGTTGCGCATCCTCTGCTCCAATGATATCCCTTGATCTCCAAGTTTTAACCATCTGTTAGCACCTCCAATTTATACTTAAACCGTGTCGTTGTTTCAATCGGAACGTACACATCTATCGCAGATAGAACAATGTCTGATACATCTAACAACTCCACTTTCGTGACCTCTCTTACTGAATCTGGTATTAAAAATTCTACAAAAACAAATTGTCTATCTCGTCTTTTTTGGATTGAAACAATTTGATTGCTATTTAATCTAGCTTTGCTTATTTTAGCCAATACAGTGTCAGTAAGCGAGGTAAATAATGTTTCTTTAATCACTAAAAATAACCTCTTCTTCTACTCCTTCGTATTCAAGAGCTGTCACTCCTACAACTGCATAACCGACTCTAGCAAAGTCTACTGAGGTCTTAAATAGTC